GGACAATTACATGTCCTCTCGATGAGATAGCCTTGTCGGCTAACTCAGCGATGTTGAGCTCATTCGCTCTTGAATGGGTCCTGCATCTATGGGTTAGTCCCTCACGCGTATATTAGACGCGGCATCGGCGTAGTGTTGGATTATTACGAGGAAACTCGATAAGAAGACAGATCCGCTGTGTCGTGACTGGTCACAATTCGGTTGCCTTCTTGAGGTGGGAAAAGAATGTTCTCATTATATTTGAGAGAATGTTCGGGGTCCATCTTGAGGAGTAGCGATAAGACTTGCGAAACCAGATAAGTTCTAAACGACTTATGCCTTCTAAGGCTGCCTGCGGCCTAGGCTCTCCCTAGTGGGGAGTCCGGAAACCGAGGTTAACTGTTTAAAACTTAAAAACTTTACCTAACATGACAACACAAACCAAAAATAATAACATATTTTCGTCTTTTGACGCTGGTAGACTTACCAGTGGAATGCGTAGGGTGTTAGGGTCAGTTAATGGCATGCTCCAGCGAAATCTGGGGCGCTCATTACTTAAGGTAGTATATTTGGTACCAAGAGTGATGGGTATTAAGTCTAGTATTTATTTGATCAAAAGTCTTCTTGCATTTTCGCGACACGCATACGTTATGCGTAAGAAGAGTGGTTTCCGCTTTTTGGTTATCTACCTCAAAGCGTGCCATACTCTCCTTCAGCAGAATGTGTGCGGCCAACGACTTTCCGACACGGGCCCATTTGGGGCCCGAGTCAGCCGATCCAAGGGTGGTTTACCTTCTTGGATACCTGTGCAATTTAGACAAAGGATCCGTAAAGGGGACAAGATGGCTATACGCCTTTGGCTCTCTCTGTTCTCGCTATATCGAGTTATCGATATACGGGGACGAGTGAACCTCTCTACGATTACCGCTCCGTCAACAGCCGATCTAGGTCTGTTGCCAGAGTTTAACGAGTTTGTATCTAAGTTTTACTTATATATTAGCTCGAGGTGGTCGCGAGAGGGCTCGATTACAGATGCCTTTGTCAAAGACCGGCCTTGGACGTTCCTTGAAGGGCTCGTAGCGGGTCCTCGAGTAACGTCTTCGGCTGGACCTGTTTTAACAGGGAAGGGAGGGAAGAGATTCGTCTCGACCTCTCCACTGTCGATACTATTGACCGCTCGCGTCTGGATGGCCGATGAGCATGCTACTCTTTGGAATGTCTTCCAAAAGTGGTGTTCTCTGACGAATTCGGAGTGGGTGGTTAACTGTATTCGGACTTGGGCCTCTGGGCCTAAGAATCCGATAGATAAGGGGATGGCGATCTCAAAGCGAGGTACAATTATTGCCGCTGCTGACGTTCCGTCAGCCGACCGTAATGTAGGTACCCATTTGAGACTCACCAAACCTTTGTATACGACGTGGAATTTCTTCCTTGCGAAACTAGGATTGAAACAGGAAGCGGCAGGGAAAGTCCGAGTGTTTGCCATGGTTGATTGCTTCACACAATGGTTATTGGAACCATTGCATGATGCGATCTTCCGTTTACTTGAGGTCATACCTCAAGATGGTACTCATGATCAAACTAAACCGCTTGATCATTTGATTAAACGTCAACGAGACCTTCGCCTTCTGAACCGACCTCCTGGCAGTATACTCAAAAGAGGAACTGTTAGGGGAAGGGATGTACTAGGTGTTAGGACTTGGGGATTGTTTTCTTTCGATCTGTCCGCCGCTACGGATCGATTACCAGTCATTTTCCAGGAACATCTTCTTCGCCCGATCTTGGGCGAGGAAGCTGCTGGGCTCTGGTCCTCATTGCTTGTTGATCGAGCGTACTTGGTGCCTCGTCGGGAAGATTTAAACCTTCCGGGCGGTGCTGTCAAGTACTCTACGGGTCAACCAATGGGGGCCTTGTCCTCCTGGGCTATGTTGGCACTCACTCACCACTGTATTGTGCAGTGGGCTTGGTATCGCGTATGCAAGGAGGTGGGAAGAGATTGGACTTGGTACGAGGATTACGCCGTCTTAGGTGACGACGTGGTTATACTCGGAAGCCCAGTAGCGAAGGCTTATGTGAAGTTAATGACTGCTCTAGGAGTG